TGTCAGCCATAGGCAAGAACGAGACAGTCTTAAGTTGTCCGTCATACATATGCAAAGCCGTACCAATAGCCTTAGCCTCTTCTACAGGATCAAAAGAGATAGTCACAGAGACAGAGTTGTCTGACCAGTAACGCTGAGCAGTTGCAGCAAGTGCCATCTTCTCATAGATACTTACATCTCGCTCTGATCGTTGTGCCTCGCTCTTTACTGGGAAGAAGACAACGCTTGTGTTCTCAGGGTCTTCGTTGGCGGGTTCTACTCGGTAGTTAGCCATCTTGAAGAGAGGAAGCATTGGGTCAGTTGTACGGAAGCGGATAGCACGATAGAAGAACTTTCCACCAACAGTCCAGTGAACTCCTGGGCTTTCACCAGCAAGGATAGAGACTGTTCCCGAAGGCTTGACTGTAGTCATCTTGATTGACTCACGAATACCGAGCCACTCAGAGTAAGACTTATCGTAGCCCTTGATGACTTCGTAGCCTTCATCCATCCACTGACGAAGAACAGGAAGACCCTTGTTATCTGCAAAGTTAGCCACACCTGAAACAGATGTACCGATGCGACGGTTGCGTTGCATGATCGCATTGGTTTCTTCCCAGTGAGTAGGAAGCAAAGTAACAGTCTTGGCATAGAGATAAGCAAACTTCAAGGTGCGTTTAAAGTCTTCAACAGAGTCATGGCGGTTCAAGTAAGTCTCAACCAAAGTACAGCACTCATACGATTCGAGAGACTGTTCAGCACAAGGGTTGTATCCAGCGATGCGCCAGTCCTTGTTGTTGATTGGGTCAGCCAAGCGACCGTACTGACGAGACAAGTCCATCCAAATAACTCCAGGCTCACCATTGCGAGAGATGCCTTCGATGATTGGGTCAAGGTTCTGTCCAACAGATACCTCAACCGAGTTGTTCGACATCCAGCCGTAAGCCATACGATCAGGATTCTTCTCGTAGTTCTTTAAGTCGAGGAACTCTTGGTCATCAAGACGACCCATGAGAAGTTCTGCTGAGCGGCGCACGTTGCCAGAGACAACGCACACGCCGATCATGTTGCCGATGTCTGCAAGGTCACGACGAGTAAGTAACTTACCTGCACGGCCGTGCATCATGTTAGTTACATGCTCATGTAACTTGATGAGGGGATCGGGTCCAGCCGCAGTTCCACCAAAGATCTTGATGGGTTCTCCTGCTGGTCGGATTTTGCTGTAGTCGAATACAGGCTTCTTCTGATCTGGCTTAAGGTAAGAATTGATGAGGGCGGCTGTGGATTCAACCCAACCTTCTCGTGTATCTGGGATTTCATAGGCATAGGTATCTTTTGGTTCATAGATCGTGAAGTCCTTATCTGCGCCCTTGTCATCGAAGCCAACGCCTACTCCAAGCATTGAGGCTTCCATGAGGAAGGCGAATGGTTTTGCTGGATCGTTTTTGGTCATTGAGCCAGTAGAAACAAAAGCGCAATTCTGTAGGGCAGCGGAGTTCCGTTGCTCATTGACAAGAGGCGTACCCATAACCCACAAGCCACGTCCTGGCGGTGTCCACTTCAAGTTGAACAAGCGGTCAAAGGCTTCCTTCGCTGATGATGCTGCCTTGGCATCCGACCATGGAAGACGGTTGATCTTGGCGTGATCCTTCTGCAAGGAATACATACCATTGATAACTCTCTCGCATACGTCTACCCACGTCTCTTTCGTACCATCTTCCTTAAGACGTGAATAGGTACGCAAGAAGGTGATCTCTCCGACCGAGTTGCCAGCGGCATCTCGATATCCGAAGGGGGCTTGCTTCTCCTTGTAAGGAGCAACAAACTCGTCAGCCAACTTGAATGAAAACTTCGTCATTTATGTACCCTATTTCTGTAAATGTTCAAATACCCCTCAAAGGGAGACCCTATTGTGGGGGTTCAAAATGTCTTATGCACTTGCTAACTTGGTGGAGTGGTTTTGCGGTGGACAAAAGGGTAAACGTCCCTCCACCTTGTTCCACGATCCCCCACTCACTGTTATCAGATACAAGAACTATTCAATAGATTGCTGAATAATTTTTGTAACACTATCCTCTTTCAATGTTTCAGGCAAATCACGAAGGGCTTGCGCTCTGTCACCGAAGATGGCAGAGAGCACTCCACCCGAAGATTGACGACTTGCGGTGATCTGAATGAACTCTTTATTCTGATCCATCTCATTGACATTGCCCACCAATTTGAGGAGGCGGTCAATCTCTTGAGAGAGGTTAGGGTCAGCATATCCGCCGTTCATTTCCTCAGCAAAGCGCATAAAAGCCACTCTTTGACCTTGCATTTCGATGATTGCGGTAAGTAAAGCCTTAAGTTGATCTTTAGTTTTTACCTCGACTGGAAGGTTAAAAGCGCACTGGTTGTCGGGCTTGAAGGCTGGACAATTTGATGCAACGAAGCAAGTGTTGCACTGACGGAGTGACGATTGCTCGGTGTGAACAACAGGAACATCTTTAAGAATATCCCGCCCGTTCTCATCAGTTTCTACGATCGTCTTGGTCTTAAAGCCAAAAACTGGTAGGTTCTGCATCTCTTCAGGGGCTCTTTGAACCACTTCTGGGGCAGAAGGTTTCCGCACTTCAACATCACTGTTATCAGAAGGTGTACCCCCCAATTCCATCATCAACCCTGTATACAGTGTGTCGCTGTTATCAGATACTTTCCCCTCTTTACCCCCATCGATGATGTGGAAGTTAGGTGATTTCTTGTCCATTGATGACTCCATTTGCTTGTATGACCAGATGGCAACTCTAGTCGATTCGAGGGTACTATCTTGTACAAACGCCAAATAGTCCAGTCCTGCCTTGTCCACAATCGACTTGTAGCGGGGCCTGGCTTGGTCTTTCATTTTCTTCGGGTAACGGACTAACTTAGTGCCATCCCAGATGATTGTCTCGCCTCGTCTCATGGGCGAAAGCCATGACAATGTGCTCGCAGTCACAAATGGTATCTGTCTGAGGTTGTCTGGCTTGGCGCATCCAAGGGCGTGGAAGTTAGTTCCAAACTGACTGGTGTAACTCCGTGTGACGGCCGCCAGGTTAGTTAGTGACTCAATCTCGTCGTTGGGAATGAGTATGTTACTGTGCCTGGAGGCCAGGTCCTTCAAGTTAGTTAGTCCATACTCTTGATGCCATACCACCCAGAGTTTAGGGTCGTTACTGAAAAAAGGTCTTTGCGCCTCTACCCATCCCTGCCCTAAGACTAAGGAATCAAACTCTTGAAAGGCGGTGGCTCGGTCAGCGTTATCGACTAAGAACTCTTGGTAGTCAGCAGCAAGGTCAAGTAACTCTTGGCGACTCAGTCCAGCCTTGTCTGCTTGGGCTGCTCCTGATTCGATATAGACTTTAGTCTCAGGTAGAAAGTGCTCTGAGATCAACCACTTCTTGGTCTTAGGAAGCCCACGCTTACGCAGACCCCAATAGTTGAGTCCCATCGACTCAATCCCCATACCTTCAAGGAGAGTGCGGTTAGAGCCTACCTCGGCTCCATTAAATACTAACTGCATCAGTCTTGCCAGAGGTCAACATCTTTAGGAGCAGAAGCCATCTGAGAACGAGCCACATTGACTCTAGTCACAGCGTCTTCAATCTCACTCCATGAACGAACCTTCTTAGGAGCATCAGGGCGTTTTTCTACAGGCTGGTAGTTAGGGTCAGCCACAAGCATGACGGGTACACCCTGCTTCTCAAAGACCCATGCACACATAGCAGGATCATTGCCTACATAGAACTCAACAGGGGCATGACTACGGCTGGTGATGAACTGGCGCTTCTGCATATCTTCACCTGCCAACCCATAAGAGGCATCGATGAGGTCATCGTAGTTGATGATTCCATGAGAATAGAGCCACTGCTCTGCATCCTCTTTGGATCGAGAAGTAACTAAGGCGACTCGGTTGTTGATGTTTAAAGCGTAGTAGAGCATGACTCCTGAACGGATGGGTTCCCCTGAGTCCGAACTAAGTACTCCGTCTAGTGCTAGAAGTATGTTCACTGTTTATCCTTTGTATTTTCTCCGATGAGTGTTAGGTAAGTTTGTAGCGCATTCTGGACCTAATGGGACTTCTCTTGCTTGAACTCTTACTTTGTCTCTTTCCGAAGCATCATTTGGCAAAAACAACCTGTCATAATTAACAGTTTTACCCAGAGTTGCTACGTAGGATTTACTTAAATCTTTTATTCCCTTACCACAGTGAAGGCAGGGTGTTAAGCCTGCTTCTTCTGCTTTATGCCAGTTAGACTCATAACGTGGGTGAGAATCGGAAAACGTTTCCCAGTTAATTCCGTTATGGTCTCCTGAGTATAAAACTTGACCTTTTTTACCCCAAGACTTTGAGTCATAATCTTCAGATGGCGTCCAGTCATTCATCTTTTGCTCCTGTAAGTCGCTGCTCTCCTGATTAGTGTCTGAGTATCGGGAAGTTCTACGCCGTAAGTTTCATGGGCTGTCTGATTGTTATAGGCATCGAGGTACTCATGCAGTTTACGAAGTGCTGGTACAGTACCCAACTTCTTACCTGCTTGCCAGCGATAGTTGTAGAAATCAGAATAACCAGAACCATGTTGGCTGAAGGCTTCTCGGCGTGATGAGTGGATGTCCTCAAATAACATGGAGGCTTGTGATAGTGATTGTTGCAAACGTAGTTCAGCATTGCGACGAGATGCATCATTCTGTGCACCATGCAAGTCAGTCAACGCCTTAGAATAACGACCGATGATGTCAAGAGCCATCTTGTGGTCACGCTCTGCCATAGTGTCCCATACAGGTTGCTTAGGTGCACCTGTCTTTTCTGGGAATACAGTCCACTCATTGTGGGTAAGATCGTAAGCAGCATAAGGGCGAATTGATCTGATGTCTGTAGCACCAGGATTGACATAGAAAGTTACTTCGTAACCATTCCAGTTCTCTGTGTCTGGTTGCAGATCATTGCGGAAGTCTTCGTTGAGCATCTTGCTGATCTCAGTATCGCCAAGACCCATGTACTCTGGATGAGCCTTACGGAACTGCACATAGTCCACACCGATAAGAACATCGAGGTCACCTGGCTGACGAGCAGCAGACCACTGGTACGATACGCCAGAACCTGCAAGCCATACGGTTGTCCATAGATCAGGATGGCGGTATGTCTCGTTAAGGAAATCAAACAAGATGTGGAGCAACCCATTACGAACCCAACCCTTGAGGGTAGTTCCAGAGAATAGTTCAGGGTCTAGTTCCTGCTCTGGTGCTGAGAAATAAGAAGTAGCCGAACCCTCAAGACTGACGGGTCCGACTACTCTATCTAATCCATCTGGGCGCATAGCCCTAGTTTATGCTGTTATTCAGCCTTGCGGTCTGCTAAAGCCTGTGCAATACGAGCCTTTGCTTCTGCATCTTCATCAACAGGTGTAATAGCAGCGAGAACACGCTTAGCCACACGATCGGCAAGCACCTGTCCTTCGATGTCTGATACAACTTCCTTTGATGCCTGAAGGACATCGTAAACAGTTGCAGCACGCTCTGCGATGATTGGCTTAACTCCTGCAGGTGTGATGACTGTAGTGCTAAGAGATCCATCACGGTTGATGATGATGACAAAACCTGCGTGAACAGTGACAGGCTCTGGTGCAGTCTCTGCTACATCGGTGTTCTCTTCTGCAGGTGCAGACTCTTCTGTAGGCTCAGTAGTTTCTACTGGTGCTTCTTCTACAGGAGCGGTTTCTTCAATAGGGGTTGTCTCGTCTGTCATGGTCTTCCTTCTAGTAGTTTTTGCTTACGTTGGTTTACAGAAATCGATACGGGGCAGAAATTACAGAGATAAGTCTTTGGGCCTGCTTCGTCTTGATAACGAGCCATGCCTTCTGCCTTACGTTCTTTAATGGTGTTAGGGATAAGAAGTTTACTCTTATCTTGCCAGTCATGGCAACCGTCTTTAGGCTTGTTATGGCGCATATAGCACTCCATAGCGCCTTCCATGAAGGTAGAACGGGATTCATAAAACTTATCATCTAGTTCATCAAGTCCAGCAGAACCTCCGCCCTTGATCTGGCGAATGATTTCTTTCTTAGATTCGGGCTTTGCCCATGCTCGTAAGGGAAGGACGAACAGTTTGCCCTTGTGCGGTTCCCCTGAGGGGAAGGCGTGTGTTTCGCAAGCGATTGCAAGAAGGTGGTCTTGCTCTGGCACACCATCGTAGGGTGGCAACTCTTCGAGAGTCTGACAGACCAAACAGTACAGGAGCCGAAACATCGGCTCATTTTGTGGTACTTCTTTTTGACCTAATAGAGGTACGTTCGACATAGTGCTCCTTATAGTGCTAGGAGGCTAAAACTACTTTTCTATGTCCTTGTTCGTGTCCTAAACGATCAGTTCTTTTGAGGGAAAAACCACAGCAAGACTTGCCTTTGCTCACATTTGACCGAGGGTGTTGCTTGTTAGCCTTACCACTCTTGCGAGAGTCGTTGGTTGACCCTCCACCTTTTCCGCCTTTACCCTTAGCCATTTATATCGTTTGGTGCGTCGGGATGAAGGTCATGACTGGAAAGAGTCCAGTTAATTCCACCAAGGTTTTTGGTGTTTCGCTTAATGTCACCTGCATGAGGTTTTGTGCCGTTCTTTCCTACCCAGCGTACCGCTGCAGTATGACTGTAATCACCATTTTGGTGGTAAAAGTTTATGCGACGTTTTGGGTCATCGCCACGGTCTGGAACCATTGTTGGCATCAGATATCACCCAAACATCATTCTAGTAAGGTTATTGGAAATGTCATTTGCACCTTTGTTGCAGCGATGGCAACTACTGGTGCCTGATTTATCTCGTTCTTCTTTAGATGCATACCCATGAAGACATGTCTTTGGGTTTGCTAACTTAGGCGTCTTACCTGTGCGGGGAGCATTAGAACGGTCGGGAACTGAGTTAGCCATGATTACTTACCTGGGTTTACTTTGTTTGGGTACTCAGAGGTGAGGAATCCATAACCATAAAAAGCATGAAGTGACTGACGGTTGTTAAGGGTGTCCTGAGAACCCATACCAACTTCAGTATCTGGGCGAGCCTTGCGGTACTTGCCGTCTGTTGCGCCTTCATCGAGTGATGCGTTCATTGAACGTGATGAGTTGACTGCCATGTTACTTCCTCTTGTTCTCTTCGTAGACTGCATCAACGGCTCGTGCTGCTGCTGCATACTGACCTTTACGGTTTGCTGGCTTACCGTTTTCGTAAACCACATGCCCTACATTTGCAACGAGAGCATTGACATGAGCACGTTCTTGGGCGCTCTGGATGCGAGTCTTGCGACGGTCGTTAAAAATCATAGGAGTCCTTGCTTTAGGTCGACTAGGATTAGGATACTAGCCATTACGCCATTCCGCCCTTAATTCGTGCTGCTCTTTTCTGAGAAAGGCAAGAAGAGCAATGACCACGGTTCTGGATAAACTCCACAGGGTTCATCATTACTCCACAAGTAGGGCAAGGTGCTGAGGCGTTGTATCGGGTCGCATTCTCAGCGATCTGACGAGCCTGAAGTTCCATAGTCTCTGAGCCATCTCCATCAAACATTAGCGTCGATTCCTTTCTCCGTGTTCACGTGCCTCTGCCATTCCTGTATCGTAATCAGCAGTTCTTGGCGTTGTTCTAGGCTCATACGTTTTGCCTGAGTTGGCTTCCATGGCAACCGAACGATCCGCTCCAAGAAACGCAACATCGGGGCGACCTTGACGGCTGACCTTCCAGTTGGTTGGCTTGTAATCTTCGTTCCACTGTACATGAGAAAGAGGGCGGAATCCGCCTTTGCTGTACATATCTGGTAACTTAGGGTCAAATGCAGAGGCGTGCGTAGCACCAGCAATCAATGAAGCGTGCTCTGCGGCATGGCGAGCAACGTTGCTGTATGGTGCATCAGGGTGCTTAAACACTGAAGTCAACTCACCTGTAGGCTGTACGGCATAACCAGCCAATCCATCAGGAGTAGTAAACATACGCATCTTCTTGTAGTCTGCAACTTTGTGGACATCAACTGCAGCACCAAAAGGATTAGCCTTCTTTGCTCGTTGTATGAAGCCCTTGAAGTGACCTGCTTCTTTGGGCGAGTACTCGACAAAGTGTGGGAAACCATCTTCTCTAGACACTAGTTGTTCCCCAAATCATTACGAGATGAACCTGAGTAACCAGCAACGCCACCTGAATACCATGAGACACGAGGCTCTGCATACTTGCGGTCAATGCTGACAATATCTTCAATTCCTGGTTGTGAACGATCGCCGTAACCAAAACGATCAGGGAACAAACGGATCTGAGGAAGAGGAGCACGAACCATTGCCTGAATGTCAGCGCCAGGAATGTTCATGACCATAAGAGCCTGCTGTGTGAGGCGCTCCATGTTAGATGCCCATGGTCCTTGATACTGCCAACGCTTTGCTACTTGATCAGGTTGAACTGGTGCACGCCAAGGTTTGGTGTAGTCGTAATTACCGTCAAATGTCTGCGTCATGAGAAGAGATCCAATTGCTTACTAAGATTCTTATTCTTTTTCTTCTCTTCTTTTATTGCCTCTACATGGGCAGTGTTCTTTTCCTTGTATGGATCATCGCCCGTCATCTCACGGGTGCTTGCCCAAGACGCCTCGTTTACCATTCGAGAAGGAACTGTGAATTGAAGTTTGTTCTCAGTTTGAAGGCGTTTTGCCGCATCATGTACCGCATCTTGCAGAACAGCATGTTCTACTCCAGGTGCTGTAATCTTTGTGTCACCTTGAGCAACGTTACCCTTGGCGCTCATGTTTAAGTCTCCTGAAGCAGCATAAGGTGCCCCCGCAGGTTGTGTATACCCCATACGACGATGGTGCATATCAATAGGGGTAGGTGCTTCGTTAGAGAGGTGACCTTCGTTAGACCCTCTTAACCCGTGGAAATCAAACATTCCTTGATCAGCAGATATCTGACCACTTAACACGTCACGAATATGTGCAGCACGCATGTTGTATTCTTGGTGTTCAGGAGTTCCAACTTGTGGTGCTTCTGCATGTGACAATGTGTAACTAGCAAACTTAGGGCTTTTATATGGGTCTAAATTAGCGCCTGTTTGCAAAACAGCATGGGCTGCAGAAATGTTCTTGCGTTGTCCACCAAAACTAATCTCATCTAAATCAACATTTTTTACACCATGCTTAACATCATCACGAATTTTTGGATCAGTTAAGGCTGAGGCAACTTCTGGGTGTACCTGAGAATATGGAACAGTTTTTCCAATATCTTCTTGTGGAATTCTATGGCTACCAGTTATGACCGAATGAACTTTGTTTACTAGTTCTGGGGTGTACGTTACTGATCCTCGGTCATGAGCGTTTAGCAAAGCAGACAATGAACGCTTTTCATTTTCTGGTCTATTTTTGTAACTTAGTTTGGCGGTAGCACCAAAAGCAGTAACTGGGTCTACTGAGTGACCTTCAATGACTTTAAGGATAGGGTTAGCATTTTGAGAGTAAAAATCAACTCCGTGAATGGCTTCGCCCTCTCTAGGGTGTAAAGCGGCATTTTTAAAATGATCCATGTGACTACGCACAGCGTCTTCATGGCTGTAAGGCTTATCGACAGCACCTTCATCTAGTGCTTTTTTAGATCGTTTGGCTTTTTGACGTACCATGGGACTTTCATGAGTCATGTTTCGTTCTGAAGACAACATGCCTAGTTGTGCACGAGTACTCATGGTGTGTCGACTAACAGCGTCACGAGCAGCAGTCTGTTCTTCAGGAGTTAAGTCCTGCATAAGCAAAGGACGTTTTCCTGTTAAAAAGGCTTGTGAACGAGTAGATGGTTCTTGAATAGGTTTTTTAGCCATACTATGACCACGCTGGTCTCAAGTATGCAAGCATCGTCTGGCGACGTGCGTCGATCTGTCCAGGCTCGTTAGCCATGGTGTTTGCCTTGCCATCATTGACAAGGTGAGGTGCAGGAGTAAGTTGCATCTGTGGAGCGCTACGAGGAATTTGGTAGGTTACTGCGCCGTCATTATTAACAGGACGGGCCTTCATCTGTCGCTCAATTCCTGACATATCTGTCATACCCATAGGCCAGAAGTACATGGATGGCTCAATGCGCTCACCCTTGTGTACACCACGTTGATAGGCTTTCTGGTTTACACGGTTCTTGATTGAATCAAGGAGACGATCATCACGGCGTGAACGAATCGTACCTAAATAGCCGTCAGGATATTCGGCAGAAGGAATGCGGCCAACACCAATACGAGATGCATCCATCTCGTCACGTGCTACAGGAGTTCCTGCACCACCTTGGTTATTGTAGCCATACAGACCACCGCCACCGAGTGACTGCCAGTTCTGCTGTGGCGAGAAGTTGTTAACTCCACCAGCCATGACTAGGCCTCGTTTCTTCCTGCACCCTTATCGGATTTAGGAATTGTTGAAGAGGAATTATCATCGCCAAACTTGAGGAATGTTCCTTGTGATTGGCTGGAGATGCCTGTGCCTGCTGGTCGTTGCCACGAAGTTGCTGCGCCAACAGATGTACGAGTGTCTTTGTTGTACGGCAGAGGAGCCTTTATCGGCTCCTGCTGTGTACTCGAAAGATTATCGTAGGCTGACATTTAGTAAGAAGACTCTGAACCGTAAGTGAAGTTAGGTGCTTGCTTACCAGCAACTGAAGGAACGATCTTTGCATTCATCATGGTTGATGATGCTTCGATTGAGTGAACTGCTGGCAACTTAGCGCCAACTGAATAGCGAGCACCCATACGCTCTGATGCAGCAGCGTTGTTCACGAGAACATTCTGGCGATTAGCCTTGCCGCCTGCTGTTGGGTCTCCTGCTTGTGTGTTCTTCTTTGGCATTAGTGTGCCACGCTGTGGGGCTGCACTCATGTCTGCTACACCAGCAACTTGACCAACATACTTACGTGCTGAGTTTGCGTGCTCTGCAGAAGCAATTACTTCTTCTGGTGTCATAATATTTCTAGCCATGCCTTTACCTGCCGCTTCTAGATGGGATGAAGGTGCGCCCATGCGACGACGCATTGCGTGACCTAATGATGTCCAAGATGCCATTGAGACTCCTTACTCTAAGGACAAGGATAGAACTGAATTAGTTGGCTGTAATGGCGAATACGATGGCGGAAATTTCTCCGTCACGGGACTCAATAGTGGTAAATCCTGGAATACAAGACAAGTCCATGCCACGAGGTGCTACATAACCACGAGCAATGGCGATGGCTTTTACTGCCTGATTGACGGCTCCAGCACCTACGGCACGGAGTTTTACTTCCTTTTTGTCGTAGATTGCGTGGGCGATGGCTGAGGCAACGCTCTGTGGGTTAGAAGAGGCGCTCACTCGAAGAAATGGTTCTTCGGTGGATACGACGATCTCTGGTTCTTGAGTCAATTTTTAGTCCTTTGTTTCGAGTTAGTGTGCCGCTCCTGAAACAAAGGGTAAGGCTAAATCCTTGGCTGGTCTCTGTATTTGGGGTCTGACATTTGTTCGACTACTGCTTTCTCGACAGCGTCTTGAGAAGTTTTTGAGATAAGCCTTGCCAAGGCGTAGGAGTCAGCAGCATTGTCATCATTAAACTCTATGCCCCACCGTTTGAAGATCTGAAGGAGCATCTCCTGCTTCTTAGCATTACCTTTGCCTGCGGCATACTTCTTAAGTGTCATCGGCGGAACTTTGAGCGGGAATCGACGATCATCTCCTTCTTCAAAGAAGTCAAAGATAGCCAATCGGACTGTGGCAGAAAGTTCTCCCAGTACAAGAGCGGCTTGACTGGCGAGGACTGTACCTTCCATGCCAAGGTCTTGCACTACCCAGTGCTCTTCGGCATACCCTAAAGTATCGACCAGCCATTGACGGATGTCTACGAGTCGCTCTATGCCAAAGTAGGGTGACTTGTATACCCAGGTAATGTAATGGGTTGGATCGTCGTTACTGAGAATAGTTAGGGCAAATCCTGTTAAAGACTGATCGATACCAATCGAGACTGATGCATCTCTTTTGATTGGCTTACCTTCAATAAGTTTAGTTGGCATTGAGGGCTGACTCCATGTTCTTACGAACTAACTGTCGTAAGTCATCTAGAGTACCCTCGTTCTCTAGAGTTTTGTCCATAGAATATTTATCTAAGTCATGTTCAGAAATATGATCATTTACGGCTGTCACACCTGGACGATTAATGCGCCAAAGTTGTCCACCGTTTATCTTTAAGGTGTTTGCCTCATTCGTAAACCGAACATCTGTAACAACTATATTTGGATGTGCACTAGCCATTGAATTCATTGCTTGATGAACCCAAAAGTTCTCACCAAATGTCTTGCGTGCGCCAACACCAAGTGTCTGCAGAAGAGTCCTTACTTCTGGAAATACGACCTTTGCTTGATCCCATCCATAGGCTTTAACTACGTTCTTTACTCTAAATCCATCTTTAACAAGAGGATCAATTTCAAGAAGTAATTCTTTGATTGGGTCTGCAAACGCTACACGAGTAAAACTAAACTCTTCTATGAGGATATTGGCTACTTCATCTTTGCCTGAACGAGCGTAGCCACTAAGACCGATAATCATCCGATGAACACATACTTTCCTGTTAGCCATTGGTTGCTTGCAACTGTTGTGGTGGTGACTTGATGGTAAAGAAGGAAGGCTGACATTGCTGCAGTTGCATTTGATGTGCCTACCATAAACTTCTTAGTGCCATTAGGTTGAAGCGTAAAGTACCGAGCATTGGTGTAGTAAGTAGTCTGTGCATTGCCATTGCTGTAGGTTGCGATTGTAGGCTTTGCCTTTGGGTCCCACGCTTTGCCCGTTGTACCTGGATCAGGGTTGTCTGTTGCTCCTACAGAAATAACGTTTGGTAAGCATGCGGGTGCGATCATAGTTGTGCGGTTAGCATCATTGCCTGCTGCAGCAACGACCTTTACTCCCTTAGCAACAAGTGTGTTGATGTCTGTGTCTAGTCCTGCAGGAACTGCACAGTTAGCAAAGATTCGACCTTGTGAAATACTGACTACCTGAATGTTGTACTTGGCTTGATTGATGATGATCCAATCAAGGGCAGATTTGACTGCGGCAAGTGTGTAGACCGCTGGAAGATTGTTAGTGATACCTATGATGCGGATAGACACTAACTTTGCGTTAGGTTCTACCTGATTCATGATGGACATCATCTCTGATCCATGCGTCAGGTTGGAAGCGGTAGCCACAGGTATGGCAGATGCCCCTGGTCCTTCCATAGTGCTCTGTCCATTAGGGCAAGTAAAGAATTCAACAACGCAGTATTCGCCAACAATGTTGTTGAAGAGTCCTGCTGGTGCCCCTGAGTCAATGACTGCAATAGAGGCTGGTGTATCTGCATGTACTGGTGTAGCACATGCCAAAAGAAGTGCTACAGCGATTAGTGTCCGTTTCATACTACGAATGTATCCCGTCTCATTGTTCCTTGTGATCTCCGTGTGATTTCCCTCGAAACCAACGTGATGTCTCGCTCTTGGTTATTGAGCATCATCTCTAAGATCTTTCGGTAAGCATAACGCTCTTGATAGGTGTCCTTCAAATCGTTGATCTCAGGGTCAACATCGATCTGAGCCTTGATAAGGGTCACTGTAGTGCCTTTGGGCGAGTTCTGGGTCTTGGTGATCAGAGCCATGCTCTCGGCGTACTCTACGGCTCTCTCAGCCTTCTTCTCGGCTATCTGAGCCTGCACTAACTGGGATGCCATGTAGTCAGCCCAGCCCGTCAGTATGGTGAACATCTCAGCCAGTTGGTCACTGCTCAGTTCGGTGATGTCAGGAGGCAGGACAGCCTGCTCGTATGCTGGCTTAGGTAGTTCAAGACCTCGCTGCATTACTACATCAATATCAGACATCTTTACACGCCTTACACTTTCCGCCCCATTGGACATTGCACTCAGGCATTACGCCTGCTTCTACAGCATCAATGATTCGCTGAGCATCATGGAAGATACGCTCTACCATCTCAAAGTCAGCCTTTACTGAGAACTCTTTGTAGTCTTGGTCTGCCTTTAGTTCATAGAGGAAGACAATTTCCTTGGGCGCTTCCTCTCCAAACATGCGCTTGGCAAGTTCTAGGTACATCTGACCCTGAAGCATGTGACCACGGAATGGTCGACGGATGTTTCTCCATGCCTTAGTCAGATCACCATCAGCATCAGCAAGGAGTTGTGGTGCTTCAAAGCGAAGTGTTCCTGCACCAATAGACTTGATCTCAATAAGGAAGTCATCTCCCAAACCTTTAACCCAGCCATCAGTGTGTCCTGCAATACGCAGAGACTTATCGATCATCTTAACTTCATCGTAGACAAGGGATGTGCAGTCACAGTGCTCGCACTTTTCAGGAGATAGGCCTGAGGTTATCTTCTTGCAGTTACGGCACTTAAAGTCTCCCCACAGATTGCCCATCTCATAGATGCGGTTCTGCCACTTCTCATGGATAGCGTGTCCCTCATCAAAGATGTTCTGCAGACGAAGTCCTGGGTTCTTTTCTAACTTCTTGCCACCTGTAAGAAGGTAGTAAGAATAACGGTGACAGAAATCGGGCTTAATAATTTCAGAGGGGTGTAGAACTAAGGTTGATCGATCACCTGGTGCCTTACGCATGAGATGACGTTCGATCTCACCGATCAGACGAGTGTCTATCTTCTTTGCATCAAGAAACTTCTTGAGATCAGCAGACATTAGATATCCTTACTGAAGATAAACTCTTTAAGACTCATCTTCTTTTTGTAGGTCTTGCTCCATTTACGAATTAAAGCATTTCTTTCACGGTGGCTTAACCCACCCCAAATTCCATGAGGCTCATCACGAGAGACGGCATCCCACAAACACTCGCTTCTGACAGGGCAAGGATTCTTTCCTGTTTCCCCTAAACAAAAACTCTTTGCTTTAGTTGCGATGACTTTGTACTGAGCCTTGTCTCTTGGGGGATACCAAATATCGGTGTCCTGTCCTGAACACCGTGCTTCGTACCGCCAGGAATACTCTGGTTCATCCATTGTCCTGTAATTTCTCTCGCATCTCTAGGAAGTCATCTTCGGTTAATAGTACATAGTTATTATTGTTTAGGCTAATCCCTAACACAGGCATACGGCTGTCAATGATTGCTTCTGTAACAATCTTCTCTAACACCTCTGCTTTTAATGAAAACGATTTCTTTCCTGTCCACTTATGTTCAATAAGTAAATCGTCAGATCGAACATCGCCTTTACGAGACCAGAACGCACCTGAGGCTGCAGTAGTAGAACCACCTACCTTTTTGGCTAATCTTTTCTCATGCTTTTGTGACTGCTTTTGGCCTTCACTCTTCAACGGTTAACTTACCTTCTTTGTACCCCTTGATGATCTTAGGTACAAGATAGAAGAGGGTCTCTCGCCAAAAACAGGCAGAGCAACCACAGAAAGGTTCTTTTGATAGCGTTTCAACAACGACCTCATCGCTACCTTCCCAGATAGCCTCAAAGAGCATGTCGGTGTAGTCCTCTACGCCCTTTTCTAAGTCATGAGCCCATGCTTGATCTGTTACTTCAAACTCTTCGCTACTCATCTGATACCTCCGCCATAGGTGCGTCTGATGTCTCAAACACTTTCTTTTGAATCTCTTCTTTTAGGTCAACTTCTTCACGTATGCTTTGAATGACAGGCTCAATACCTTGCCACTTACGCTCTCCGTAGTAGTACCAGCCACCCTTACGGTCTACGATGCCCTTTACTACTGCAAGAGAAGCGACTTCTTTTGCAAAATCAAACTCTCCTGGAGCGCAGTCTCCACCTTCGGCAAAGTAGAAATCAAAGTATGCGACACGCTGTGGCGGAGCACTCTTGTTCTTGAGTGTTCGTACCTTAATTCTTTGACCAACTCGTACTTTATTGTTGCCTGAACCAACTTCAATCCATTCGTCACGACGAACTTCAAGTCGAGTGAAGAATGCGTAATTTTTACCTTCTCCTCCAGGAGTTGTCCTAGGGTCTCCATGCATTACTCCGATCTTCATTCTGTACTGGTTGATGATCAACCCCAGTACTGGGCGCTCGTCCTCTACGAGTGACCGTTTCATTGCTGTTCCTACAACACGGAAGAACTTGTTTGTAAGAAGGGCTCCCTTACCAACAGTCATCTCGCTCATGTCTTTTTCCATTTCAGGAGCAGGAGATAGTGCAGGTAGAGAGTCAATAACGATTGCGTCTACAGATTTAGACTCAGCAAACTGAATTACGGCTTGATACGCCTCTTCCATCACGCTGGTCTCAATAACGATTACTCGCTCGGTGTCTACGCCGCACATGAGAGCATACTCTGGAACCCATTGCTCAGCCGCCACCCACACCGTGAGGTGATCAGGGTTGCTTGCTTGATTGGCTGCAATAGTTTTTAGGGCTAACGCCGTCTTGCCGTGCGACGGTTCACCAATGAGTTCATTCCATTGATTGCCTGGGAACCCACCACCAAGAACATAGTCAAGGGTAGTACTACCACTTGTAATGCGAGGAATAAGGTCAGTGCGAATGTCAGACGCAATAACAACAACGTTGTCTCCAAATTTCTTGTTAAGTTGCGCCATAACTTTTTTGGCTTCATCATTCACTTGCTGCTCCTAATTCCACGATCTTACAATCGCTTATGGTGATCTCGATAAACTCTTCATTTCTGGTGTAGATGGTGTCTTTACGTACCAGAGGTGCATCTAAGAACTGTTGTCCTGAAATAAATAGGACATGAGTTCTATTGTGGTTCAACATCGCAAAGATAGAGTCTTTGTTAGCAAACTTCAACTTGCGCTTAGGAAAGTGAACTGTAGGGAAAGGAAACCTTGCGCCTCTCCAGTTGTGCTTTACCTCTACCTCGTAGAAGTATCTGCGTTCATCTGCTGTGTCGCAAATAATGTCGATTCCGTATTGATCTGGGTTAACATACGCATGGTTTTCTTCATCGTTGTTTAACCACTTAATAATTAATTCTTTGGCGTCATCGTTGGTGTCGTAGAGTTGTTTGTCAAAGGGCTTATATGTCATGCCATCTTCGATCCGTCAGGGTTATATCCTGCTGGCATAGGATTCCAACCGCTTTGAACTTCGTTACCAATGGCTTGCTTTGCTGATCCTTCTACCTTTGCACCTGTTAGTGCTCCATAGCGAGAACCTGATTGACCAACTGGGTAACCGCAGTCATAGCATCGAGGTGCAATGTTCTGCTGTGGAGTCATGTAGTTGTTACCACCACACTCAGGGCATGACTGAGTTTGATTTGCGCTCTGTGCTTTTGTTGCTGCTACCTGAGGTTGCGGTGCAACATAGGGAGTCATCGGCTGTTGTGAAGGTGGCATGGGATTGTTTGCTGGACGAGGTGCTGGAGCCTGTGGCTGAGTACCTAGTTGTTTTGCCCACCAGTTTGCATTACTCATTGTCGGCTGATTCCCAACGCTCTTCACAGCGAACACATAGGACAGTAAACTTGGCGTTTGTCCAAGTAATGCTGTACATCTTGTGACCAAATACTTTACACAGTACCTTCATTTTGCTTCTCCCCACTTGTCGACGATCTTTACATCTGCAATTAGCGGAACACCAATCTCTGGAACTTTGATGCCTTCCATAGATTCACGGATGGCTTCTGCAGTCTCTTCTGCTAGGTCTTCACGGGCAACAGTAACCAACTCATCGTGAACCGTCAAAACGACGTTGACATCTGGCTCATCGATGAAGCAAGAGTGTGCTCGTACAATCGCTAACTTCATGATGTCTGCGGCTGATCCTTGAATGACAGTGTTGAAGGCTTGACGCTCTGCTCGGCGCTGTAGTCCTTGGTCTCGACTGTTAAGGTCAGGAAGGTAACGACGACGGCCAAAGATAGTCTCTACAAAAGGTGTGGGGCTCTGAGCCTTAGCCATACGAATGACTCGTGCTCGATACTTGGAAATGTCTTTAAACTCAACCGAGAATCGATCAAGTAAATCTTTAGCCTCTTTGAGAGTACATCCCACTTGCTGAGCAATCTTGTCGGGACCAACTCCATAGGCAATCGCCAATACTAAAACCTTTCCAGCCTTACGGTTGACACCCATGGTGTTGCCGATAGTGGTGTAGATGTCTCCACCTGTAAGGTAGTTCTCCATCATGATGGGGTCACGAGATAATCCTGCGATAACACGGGGCTCAATCTGTGAGTAGTCAGCCACAACTAACTTGTGTCCTGCAGGAGCAATGAACAGATTACGGATCAACTTGCCGTAGTCTCCTGATGAAGGAATGTTCTGCAAGTTAGGCTCGCTACTAGAGAAGCGACCTGTTTCTGCCCCATGTGGCTTGAAGTTAGTGTGTACACGACCGTTGATCATCATGCTCTTTTTGTCGACCACACGAGACTTACCTGCTGTGGTTCGTGTGATCTCTCCACCTAGGTATGGCATTACATAGGTAGTCATCAACTTGTTGAGGTCTTGGTATTCCAAAATGGCATCTACTAGTTCGTCTTTACCACGATAGAACTCCAGCGCATCAGCCGATACTGAGTAATGATTGATTGTTAGATCTCCACCTGCATATGCAATGTCTTGACCCTTAGATGTTAGGGCGACTTTAATCTTGAGGTTTGGCTTGATTCCTCGACCTTCAGGCTTGGGTGAGAACAAGAGGCGTTGCTTTTCAGGTACGGAGTTCATGGAGAATGGCTCTCCTACCAACTTCCACGCTTTTGCTTTGGCAAGGTCTAAGTCCTTTTCCAGACGATCTCGCAGACTCTTCATCTCTTCGACATCGATAGTGGCTCCTGTAAGTTCCATGTCGCAGAGAGCGCCAATGACATCCATCTCCAATGACCAGACTCGTTGTAGGCTGCCCACCAGACGAGGCTCTAACGCCTTATACAAGTCCCAGGTAGCCTGTGCATCAAGACCTGAGTAGTTAGCAACATCAGTAAACGAGTGAACCTCTACCTCTGCTCCTACACCCTTCTTCACTTCAATTCCCAGTACACGCTTAGCGCAATCTGCAAGACCAAGACTGTTCTTCGCACGGTTGTCAATGATGAATGACGCCATCAATGTGTCAAAGAACGGCTTAGTAGGAACTACACCACGGTAGTACTTAGCAATTGATTTCAAGTCGAACTTAACGTTGTGACCAATCTTTAACTTGTCGCTAAAGAACAACGGCTTGAGTGCTTGAAACACTTCTCCTGGTAATAACTGAACTGGTGGCTCACCAAATACGGGCTTCCACTTTGCTTTGTTCTTAGAGTAATCTTCGTCTTTAAGTTCTTTACCTGCAGCCAACTTGCGCTGACCGCTAAGTAGTAACTCTTTATCCCAATGTAGGAACTCACCATTGGGGTGACCCATAGGAATTACATCAACACGACCTTCTGTGGCAAGAGAAATCCACAAGACATCGTTGACTTTAGGTTGAATTCTATTTTCACCGACAGTTTCCACGTCGAATGCAAATGCATCTTTCTTGGAGTAATACTCAACAAGATCAACAAGTTGTTTCTTAGTTGTAATGATATTCATGTAATCCCCTCAGATTAGTTAGTGTAGAGAGAGCCTGGAAACGGAAGGACAGGCTCTCTCCACTTGGAAGCGTAACTTACGCTACAGAACGAGCAACCTCTAGCATTTCGGAGCGAGGGGTCTCACGAATAACTTCTGCTGTGTAAGGCACAGCGGCTGCTACAAGTCCTTGGACAGTATCTGCGTCCAACTTCCACTCCTCGGCAAGGTCACGACCACGAACAGGGATCATGGTGTACTGAGTTGTAGACGCAGTACCTTGACGAGAAACTTCCCAGAACTCTTTGTCGATAGGACCCTTACGGTCATC